ATACTTGGATTTCTGGTTATGATTATAAAGAAACTACTTTTTTAGAGGACGTTATGTTTATTGATAGGGCCAATCGAAATATTGGTGACGATTTATTAATAGACCCATTCAAAGTTAGAAAATTATTAAGTGATATTGATAGTGTTAATCCTATGTCGTCCGTTTATAATTATTTTGTATCTATTATAGATATACACCATTTTGTACCTATGATGCACCCTGGATATATTAATTTTTATAATGTCCAAGAAGTTCAAAAAAATAACGTACCTAAAATTGATGGTACTTTAGATTTTGGTAATACATTGTTTGGTACTTATCTAAATGTTGATACTAGAGATTCATCACCAAAATTAGTGTGTATGTATGCCGCAGAACCTAGTAAAAACCTTAATATGGGTAATAACAAAAATTACCCTTTTAATGATGATTCGTTTGATTTAAGAAGAGCTAGTGATTGCCCGTTACTTGAAAGATTAGAGGGTAAAGAAGATTGGGGAAAGTCAAATAGAGTTGTTGGTTTTAATGTTGATATTGGTATTACAAACCAAAACGTGTTTAGTGAATTTAGTGTTTCTCAAGATTTAGGTAAACCAACTGCAGCAACAATTTTAAATTTAGATGGACAAGTTAAAATGGCAAATGGAAAAACAATTGCAACTCAAAACGTTTCTCTTTGGAATTTTTATAGAGGTTTGTCGTATCAGTGCAGTGTGACAACACTTGGCAATGCGATGATTCAACCTACAATGTATTTTAATTTAAGACACGTTCCAATGTTTAACGGTGTTTATCAAATTTTGGATGTTAAACATAAGATAACTCCGGGTAAGTTTGACACAACATTTACAGGTGTTAGACAACAAAAATTTGCACTCCCACCACTTGACAGTTATATTCAATCATTAACACAAACATTGGTTAGTGAACTTATTGAAAAAATTAGACAAGATAAAACAACTGGTTCTGATGCAAATACAACAACTACAACAACAAGTAATAATGTTACGGATACTTCTAAACAAGTTTCTACTAATGCGAATAAGGATGGTAATCCACAAAACTGTGAAGGTGATTTAAAAGACAATGGATATTTAAGTGGTAATAATAAAGCTAAAGTTGACTTTATCGCCGCAACCAAATCCCAAACAAATTTAACAACTCAAGCGGTAGTTAATTCAATTAAGACTAATGTTGTCTCGGGTAATAATCCTACCAACAAATATTTAGCATTTATTACAATGTATATCGAATCTTTCACAAATAATCAATTTGTTGCTTCGAATAATAATTATGCGGGGGTTAAATTGAATTATGTTTGGCCTGGGGACTTAAGAAAGTACTTCAATCAAAATTATTTATGTTCAGAACAAACAGATGGTAATTACGCCCCTTATGCGACATTTGATAATATTGATAACGTTTGTAAATTATTGAATGATTATTGGTCAAAAAAATCAGGGTTTTCGGTTTCCGCGGACAATTTAGCAAAGGCATGGGTAACTATGTGGAATAAAAAGAAAATAAGTGACGCGGATTTTAATAGTTTTAAAACGAATGATAAAAAAACATATGATGCAATAGTTTCGGTTATTGATGATGCTATTAATTTAGCGGACGCATTAAAACTGTAAAATTTTGTAATTTTAATTAAACCGAGATATTTATAATAAAAAATATTATGGATACAAAAACTTTGTTAAACAATTATTTAGGTAAACAAGTAAGAACTACCGAGAAAGATATGGGGAATGGAACTAAACAAGTTTGCGATTTAGATAGTGGGGATTGTTATACTGTTAGAATGAAAGACGGTTTAATCGAAAGAGTTGACCACGTAATGTCAAAAAATAAAAAAGTTCAAGTTGAAACACTTACAGGTGTTAAACAATTATTAAACGGATAAGAATATGTCGATAGATAAAAAAATTTTAGAAGAATTAAATAGATACAATAGTATTAACAAATATATTGTTGAGCAAGACGAGTTAGCGGGTGGTTTACCACCAGAGACTGAAGGAGATGTACCACCAGCACCTGAAGACGCAGCAGCAGGAGCTCCACCTCCACCTGTAGAACCAACTACACCTATAGATGTTGAAAACGACCCTGATGTTGAAAAAATTGATTCAGAAGGTAAAGGTGAAGAATCTGAGAGTGATGAAGATTCGGAAGAATTGGATATAACAGAATTAGTTACTACTCAAAAAGATATGGGTCAAAAACAAGACCAATATTTTGAACAATTATTTGGACATCTTGAAAATTTAGAATCTAAATTAAGTGAGATGGACCAACTTATGAATAAAGTTAATTCATTAGAAGAGAAATTAGAAAAATATCGTCCAAAAACTCCACAAGAAAAATTAGAACTGAGAAGTTTAGACTCAGGTCCTTATAATCAAAAATTAACTGATTTCTTTATTGATAAAGAAAGTGATATGGAAAAATCAGGTAAAAATGAATATGTTTTAACTACTGACGATGTTGAGAATTTTACACCATCAGAAATTAAGACATCTTTTAGTCCTGAACCTAAAAAGAATTTCGGGTTTTAAGTTTGACAAAACGGATAATTGGTTATATATTTGAGTATACAAAAACTTAAATTTTAAAAACAATTATTATGATGTCAACATTAGATTCTGTCTTAGCTCAGTACGAGAAGTCACAACAGTCAGGAGGTAGCTCCAACAAAATGTCTATGGATGAACGCATGAAGAAGTACTTCGCGGCGATTCTCCCACAAGGACAAAATTCCGCTCAAAAACGTATTAGAATCCTCCCAACAAAAGATGGTAATTCACCATTTGTTGAGGCTTGGTTTCACGAAATGCAAGTAGGTGGTCAATGGAATAAACTTTATGACCCAGCAAAGAACGACAACGAACGTTCTCCATTAAGTGAAGTTCACGAAGAACTTGTCTCAACAGGTAAAGAGTCTGACAAAGAACTTGCAAAACAATACAAACCACGTAAATTTTACATTGTTAAAGTAATCGACAGAGATAAACCTGAAGACGGTGTTAAATTTTGGCGTTTCAAACACAACTACAAAAATGAAGGTGTGTTAGACAAAATCATTCCTATTTGGAGAAACAAAGGTGATATTACTGACCCTGAAAAAGGTAGAGATTTAATCATTGAGTTGGCTAAAGCCAAAACACCAAAAGGTAAAGATTATACAATCATCCAAACAATTATGTATGATGATGCTCAACCATTACACGAAGATAAAGTACAATCAAATGCTTGGGTTAATGATGAATTAACTTGGAGAGATGTTTATTCTAAAAAACCAACTGATTACTTAGAAGCAATCGCACGAGGAGAAACTCCACGTTGGGATTCTGACAAAGGAGGTTATGTTTATAGTGATTCTACTTCGGAAGAAATGAGTATGGGTGGAGGTTCAAGTGCCTCATCGTATAAAGACCCACAAGAGAATGCAGAACCTGACCAAGATATGCCATTCTAATATTACTAATGAGTTTAGATAATTATTTGGGACAATGTCTAAAATAATGTCTAAACTCTTATTTTTTAACTAAAAAAAACAATAATTTAGACATTTATGGCAATTAAAAAAAATGATTTTAAATCGATTAAAGATAAGTTCTCAACATCTGCAAAATATAAACCACAAAGATTCTTTGATTTAGGTCCTGATTTTTTGGATGCTGTGGGATTACCAGGTCCTGCGATTGGACATTTAAATATGTTCTTGGGTCACTCTGATACAGGTAAAACAACAGCATTGGTAAAAACTGCGGTAGATGCTCAGAAGAAAGGGATACTTCCTGTGTTTATTATTACCGAACAAAAATGGAGTTTTGAACACGCAAAACTTATGGGGTTTGAATGTGAGGAAGTGGTTGATGAGACAACGGGCGAATTAGATTGGGATGGTTTCTATATCTTCAATAATAACTTTGACTATATTGAACAAATTACTGATTATATTAATTCATTGTTAGACGCACAAGAAAAAGGTGAGTTAGATTATAGTTTATGTTTTATGTGGGATTCTGTTGGTTCGGTTCCTTGTAAAATGACATACGAAGGAAAGGGAGGTAAACAGCATAACGCCTCTACATTGGCGGATAAAATAGGTATGGGTATTAATCAACGTATTTCAGGTTCTCGTAAAGCGGACTCTAAATATGAAAATACTTTAATCATTGTTAA